GCAGCCGCTCCGCCTTGCGGCCCGTGAACTTCTCCCAGCGCTGCACGATGACATCGCAGTAGAGCGCGTCGAGCTCCATGAGGAACGCGTGCCGCCCGGTCATCTCCGCGCCGATGAGCGTGGAGCCGCTGCCGCCGAAGAGGTCGAGCACGTTCTCGCCGGGGCGCGATGAGAACTCGATAGCCCGCCGCGCGAGCTCGACGGGCTTCTCGGTGAGGTGGACCATGCTCTGTGGATTGACCTTCTTGATCGACCATGTGTCGGGCACGTTCGCGGGGCCAAAGAACCGGTGTGCCGCGCCCTCTTTCCAGCCGTAGAAGCACCATTCGTGGTTGCCCATGAAGTCCTTGCGGGTCAGGACCGGGTGCTCCTTGATCCAGATGATCGCCTGCGCGAAGTAGAGCTCGCAGCGCTTCAGCACCGGCGGGTAGTTGCCGCAGTTGGCGTAGCCGCCCCAGATGTAGAACGTGCCGCCGGGGATCAGCACGCGGGTGATGTTCCCGAACCACGCCGCGAGCAGCCGGTCGAACTCGTCGTCGGACACGAAGTCGTTCGCCAGCGGCCGGTCCTTGGCCCGGAGCTTCTTGTGCGTCGCTCGGCTCTTCTCCGGGTAGCGGTTGAGATCAGCGCTCTGCTGATCGTGCTCGTCGGCGTTGGCCTTCTTCCCAAGCGCGAACGAACTCAGCCCCGCCACGATCGCGTTGTTCGATCGCGGCTCGACCTTCACGTTGTACGGAGGGTCAGTGTTCACGAGGTGGATCGGTTGGCCATCCAGCAACCGATCCAGGTCCTCCGGCTTGGACGAGTCGCCACACATCAGCCGGTGGTTGCCGAGCACCCAGATGTCGCCGGGCACCGTCGTCGCGGCGTCGGGCTGCCCAGGAATGTCGTCGGGATCCGTGAGCCCTTCGCTGCCCGCGGGTGCCATGATCGCGCTGAGGTCCTCGGCGCTAAAGCCCAGGAGCGCGAGATCGAAATCCACGCCCTTGAGGTCGGCCAGCTCCAGCGGAAGGAGCTCCATGTCCCACGACGTCAGCGTGGCGACCTTGTTGTCGGCGATGCGCAGCGCCTTGACCTGCTCAGGCGTCAGATCATCGGCGCGGATGGTCGGCACCTCCTTGAGCCCGAGCTTCCGCGCGGCGCGGAGCCGCGTGTGACCGGCGATGATCACGCCGTCGGCGTCGATCAGGATCGGCACCTTGAAGCCGAACGCGTCGATGCTCTTGGCCACCGCGTCGATGGCGGCGTCGTTGATGGTGCGGGGGTTGCGGTCGTACTCGTGGACCGCGTCGATGGGAAGGGTTTCGATGTTCACAGCGATCTCCGTCGTGCGCGCCGAGGCGGCGTGCGTGGCGTCGTGGTGGCCAGCCGCACATGCGGCCGGTCCGAGGTTCGGCGGATCGCTGGTTGGCTGGATCGCTCGGGCAGTCGGGCCCGTCCGTTGGTGGCGGAGTTCCGCCCGTGTCTAGCCCGCTACCGACGCCGCCCGTTGGCCACGGGTCCGCCCACGTTGGCCCACGTCGCGTTCCTTGCGGGTCGGGCTACCAACCCCCGCCGGGGGGCGTTCCGGCACGCGGACGGCCACAACAAACTGACCCGATACTTGCGGCTGTTCCCGCGGGGGTTTCGGGACCGGTCCCCCCCGGCGGCCGACCTATGACCCCCTCCCCCCTCCCGTTCGGACTCCGGCTGTAAGGCTCCCGCTAGGCGCGACTGCCGGGGGGTCGGAGGAGAAGATGATGTAGAAAGAGAGAGATCATTCAATCTTTCAATACCGTCCTTCCGCCCGTACGCGCGTCCCCCGCGTGCGCGCGAGAGAGTTACTTGAGTGATTGAACTTTCTGGTTCAGGCCAGCGCATAGACCACCTTCGGCTTGGTCGCCGTCTCCTCGAAGACCTGCTCGATTTGCCCTGTTTCCAAGAGGTTGTCGATGACTTCCTGCCGCTCCCTTTGGGTGAGCCACTGCGTCTTACGACACAGTTCAGTGCGCGAGATCTTTCCATCCGCCTTGCGCACGATGCGGAGCACCCGCTTCTGGCGGGCGTCGAACACCCCGTCCGCCACCCACTCGTGGGCGACGTAGAGCATGCGGCGCGTCAGGTAGGTGGAGAGTTCGCAGGCCCAGCGGGCGGCAGGCACATCGATAAGGGGCGTCTCCGCATTCGCTGAGCACGCGTAGACCAGCGCCAGGCGGCACGCCTTCTCCTCGGCTCTGGCCCACAGGGAGCGGCCGGCGGCGGAAGCTTGGTCCGATCGATCGAGCTCCGCGTCGACCGTTGCCGCGAGCGCATCGAACACTGTTCCCGCCTCGGGCGTGGTCTCGACCACGAGCGGGTTCGGGTGCTGCGGCGCAAGATTGCCGCCCGGCGTGAACGATCCCCACCAGGCCGCCGCCGTCTTGATCGCGTCGGGTACTGCGCGCGCCTTGGACCGCTGCCGCGCCGGCGTGGTCGTCGTCTCGAACACGAGCAAGCGAGCGATGAACCCGTCGCTCAGGCTATCGGCGGTGAGCGACTCGTAGAAGTGCTCCGGGACCGTGGTGCCGTAGACGCTCACGCACGGCTGGTCCACGACCTTGTTCCGTTTGGCGTCGGCATACGCCTTGCCCCGGAAGATCGTGTCGGCGCTGGAGTACAGCTTCATGAGCGCGGTGAGCACGTTGAACAGATGCGGCGCTTTCTTCGGGTCGCCGATGGTGCGGAGGAATCGCCCGAACTCGTCGATCTGGAAGAGGATCGCCGGTTCCGTCTCGACAGCGGTGACAAGCCCGGCATCGCTGGCCAGGTCTTCGTTCCCCTCGTGCTCGACCATGTCGGCAGCGAAGAGGACGTTCTTGTTCACCTTGCGTGCGTTGTCCTTTCCAGCGCCAGAGGGCGCGACACCCACGCAGTAGAGGTTCGTCCGGTTGCCCCGCTCGTCGCGGACCTTACGGCCCGCCAGCACGGCCTGAAGGCAGATCGCCGCTCCGAGCGCCAGCACCGGCTGCGGCCGCGTGGCCGTCGCGAGGTTGTACTCGACCACCTGCTGGATGAGACCGGGCACACGGAGCAGGTGCTCGGGGAACGGGCCGGGATCGGGCACACGCTCGGACGGCGGACGTTCCGCGTCGCTGCGCCGTCGCTCGGGGTTGAATCCCGAGAGGTCCACATCGCTGGCCTCAACAGGCCCAACATCACGGAGCCAGCCCAGCGGCTTGTCGTGCGGCTTGCTCGCGGCGTCGCTGACCTTGTGCCGGAGCTCCTTCTCGCTCCACGGCGGTTCGCAGCGCGGGTTGTACCGGTCCCACAGCAGCGAGAACGCGGCCTCGGGGTCGAGGCCGAACCCGTGCACCATTGCTGTCGCGGCCGCATAGGTCTGACCGTGGCCGCCCGATCCGGAGATCGCTGGTGGGATGCGGTCGAGGTACGCCGCGGCGCGGCGTTCGATGTGCTCACACGGAATCGCTGGTAAAGCCGACTTGACGAGCGGCGATCGCTGGTCAAGAGAACGTGACTTGCGCCCGCGACGCTCCAGGACAGCCTCGGCGAGCGCCGTGACCGCCGCCGCCAGCTCCGCGTGGTCGATCACCGCGGGCTCGCCTTCGACCGGGTCGTACGGCTCGCCACTGGGGTGGATGCTCGGGCCGACGACCGTTTGCGCGCCGGTGCTCCGCAGCTCCACGATCATCTTCCTCGAGACCGGGTCCTGATGCTTGCGCGTCTTGGCCCCCTCGCTGACGTACCACCAGTGCGACGCGAGCTTGCCGGGGCGGCCCGACTTCGCGCCCGTGGGCGGCAAGAACTCGGGCGCGAGCGCCACCGCCTCGTCGCAATCGAGATCGACATCGACCAGCCATCCGCTCGGCTCGCCGAGGAGCAGGCCAAGGTTGCCGTTCCCGTTGAAGTGATGGGGCAGGTCCTCGTCGGTCAGTCGCAGTTCCTGCCAGCCGGCCAGCACAGGAACTTTGGTGGACGCCGGCACCGGAATCAGCGCGTAGCCGCGCGACCGGTACCACCGGGCCGCGTCGAGCAGGTTGTGCGTGTGGGTGCTGGCCATCAGAAAGGGATCTCGTCTTCGGGGATGCCGTACGTCATGCCCGCCGGCTCCGGCGGCCGCGCCGGCAGGCCCTCGTCGCTATCCTGGCGCGGCGGCTTGTTGCCGAGAACATGCTGCGTGACACGCTCGAACTGGTCGCCGGCCTTCTTCTCGACGGTGATGGAGAGCGTCGGCGCGAGCGCCCCAGCCTTGGCCATATCGACCGCTTCCTCCGTGCCGCCGGGCACCGGCTCGACGGAGCGGGCCCGCCACCAGGCCTCGGCCTTCGTGCGCGCGTAACCGGTATGGTCGAAGCAGACCCACTCGCGGAAGAAGCGGTTAAAGCCAACGCGGTACTCGACGCGCATGGTTAGCGGCGCGGACGGGTCGTGCCGCTTGTAGTGCACGTGGTACGTGGTCTCGCTGACCTGATGCTCCTCGCGCGAGGTCTGGCCGCTGAGAATCCCCTCGGTGCTGGCCTTCGCTTCGTGCTGCTGCTTGTTGGGCTCAGGGAAAACATGACCGCACTGCGGGCACGTCTGGTATCCCGCCGCGATGAGGGCCTGGCAGTTCGGACACTCCTTGGCGGGCGCTTCGCCGTCGCCACGATCGTCGGTGGCGATGCGGATCGCGTCGACGGGTCCATGCCGAAGCACGTTGCCGCCGAAGTCCAGCACGAGGCAATCGGCCTTGCCGGGATGCAGCCGGAAGCCCCTGCCCACCATCTGGTAGTACAGACCCGGCGACATCGTCGGACGCACGAGCGCCACGCAGTCGATGTGCGGGGCATCGAAGCCGGTGGTGAGCACGTTGACGTTGCAGAGGTACTTGAGGTCGCCAGCGCGGAAGCGGTTCAGGATCGCACTGCGGACGCCGTCCGGGGTGTCGCCCGTGACGAAGCCGCACTCGACGCCGTGCTTGGCCTTGAGCACACCGACGATGTGCTGCCCGTGGCGGATGCCTGACGAGAAGATCAGCGTGGCGCTGCGGTCCTTGGTGTGCTGGGCGATCTCGGCGCACGCGCCCTCAACGAGCCCCTCCTTGTCCATGAGGTCCTCGACCTCGCTGGCGACGAACTCGCCGGCGCGGACGTGCAGGTCGTCGGTGCTGATCTTCTGCAGGCCCGCCTTGGTCTTGAGCGGCGACAAGAAGCCCTGCACGATGAGCTCGCGAACACCGACCTCGAAGCAGACGTGGTTGAGGATGTTCTCGGCGGCGCAGATCGAGCCGGACTTCATGCGGTACGGCGTCGCGGTCAGCCCGATGATGCGAACGTTCGGATTGACTACCTTGGCGTCGGCGATGAACTGCCGGTACATCCCGTCGTCCTCGGCGGGGACCATGTGCGCCTCGTCGACGATGATCAGGTCCACTGGGCCAAGATCGCACGCCTTCTTCCAGATGCTCTGGATGCCAGCGACCGTGACGGCGTAGCCGAGGTCTTTGCGTTTCAGGCCCGCCGAGTAAATGCCCATCGGCACGTCTGACGCGATGGTGCGGAGCTTGTCAGCCGCCTGCTCGAGCAGTTCCTTAACGTGGGCCAGCAGCACAACGCGGCCGCCCCACTGGCCCACCGCGTCGCGGCAGATCGTCGCGATCACGGGCGTCTTGCCTCCGCCGGTCGGGATCACCACGCACGGGTTGTCCTCGCGGGTCCGCAGGTGCTCGTACACTGCGGCGATGGCTTCGGATTGGTAGGGCCTCAACTGCATCAGTCCAGTCCCTCCTCAAGAGCCCGCACACAGCGGGACCACGAGCCAATCTGCTCGTCCGTCTCCCAACACGGGTCCGGGCGTGCGGGGCGCGACGTTGACGATGACCAGCCAAACGTCGACATCCGCTCGTACATGGCCTCCTCGCTCTGGCGGGACTTCCCGGTTGCGGGCTGATTCCAGTGGTGCCGCTGCTTGGACATGTATGAGACGTGGCACGATTCACAGCAGAACCCTCGGCGGGGCTGAGTACTGCCGCAGGCTGGACAGGGGACGTTCATGCGGAGATCTCTGCGAGTTCCACGAGCACCTTGCCGCCCGGCGTCACCGGGCCGCGTTCAATGAACAGTCGATCGATCTGCGAGTCGTCGCGGTACGCGCCACCCTTCGCCAGCGCGTCGAGCAGAGCCTTCTGCACGTTGTCCAGGTCGCGCCGGCGGTGGTCGGGCGGGCAGACGGTGACGCGCACCTCCAGCCTCCCGTTCATCCGCACCACCCGCATTCCCGCGAGGGCGGCGCACACGCGTGCGCGATAGCGCCGCCCCTCGCGGCTCAGCACGGTCCTTGAGCCCATCCGCCGCCAGATGTGGTTCACGCTGGGCGGGTACGGGAGCTCAAGGACGCGACCGGGTGGAGTTGATGGGGTTAGCGCTTCCAGGGCGGCGTGCTCCCCGGGCCGGCGCTAGCGGTTGGGCGTGGTGCAGGCGAGCCGCCCTTCTTGCCGTATCCCTTGATGACGTTGGTGAACTCGCCGTTGTCGTCGCGCTTCTTCAGCCCGACGTTGATCTCCAGCGGGACGTTGTGGAGCTCGACCGAGTCCTTGGGCTGCATGACCCCGAGAGCGCGGCAGATCGCCGAGAGTTCTCCGCGGGCGATCTTGACGGTCATCTCGCTCTTGTTCTCAAGGTTCAGCCGCGCCCAGACCAGACGGCCCTTGTACTCGCCGTCGATGATCTGGAAGGTCAGCTGGAGGTACTTGCCGACGCCGGTCTTGGTCGGCTTGAGCTCCGACTCCGAGATGACGGCGACATACTTGCCCGCGGGGAGCGGGTCGAGCGCGACGGACGGGTCGACCTGCGAAGCGTCAAAGTTGTTCAGATTGGCCATGGGTCAGGTTCCTTGTGCAGGGGTGCGAGAGGGCATGTGCGATGGATGGGGATCAGGCGTTGGCGGCGTCGGTTGCCGGCGCAGCGGTGGCCGCCTCCGCGAAGGGGTTCTCGCCGCGGGCGAACGCGCCGTACACGCGGTAGTCGAGAGGCAACTCGTCGGGCAGGCCCAGGCGGTTCTTGGCGACGTGGGCCGGGCGCTCGACGGTGCGGATGATCCGCTCACCGGTGCCGATGCCGTTGTGCTTGGCCTGGTTGAACCCCTCGGCCACCTTGACGGTGTGGACCTTGTACGTGGCGAAGAGCACCTCGTCGGCCCATTCCTGCACCAGCGCGCTGGCCAGCTTGTGCAGGCGCGGCGAGTAGCGGTCGTACGGCACGGTCTCGGGGTTCTCGAACTTCTCGATCTTGGCGTGCGCGATCAGCACGATGGTCATGCCGCGATCGCTGCGTAGGGCATCGAGCGCCCCGAGCACCATCCGCCATTTGTCGACGGCGAAGGTGTACCCCTTGGCGTATCCGATCTTCTCGATGTTCTCGACGCTCTCGTCGGCGCACACCTCGGCCCAGATCAGGCGCTCGAGCCAGTCGAGGCTGTCGATGACGACGCTCTTGTACTTGTGGTCGCTGGAGTACAGCGACTCCAGCGCCGCCATCACGTCGCCGAGGCTCTTGGCCAGCGGGAACGACTCGCAGTCGATGTCGGCCAGCCCGTCCTCGGTAGGCACGAAGATGGGTGACTCGGCCATCGCGCCGAACGTGCTCTTGCCGATGCCGTGCGTGCCGTAGAGCATGACGCGGCGGGGCTGGGCCTTGCGGCCCTTGCTGATCTGGTTCATAAGGGTGTGGGGGGTTGCGGTTGCGGGCATGCGAACTCCGTGCTTGGGGATTGAGGGGTCGAGGTCTTCGGGCCAGATGTCGCGGGTGAACGCGCCCTGGCCAAGCCGCACGAGCGGCAGGTCGGAGGAGATGGTGCTTGTGCGGCGGCTCACGCCACCGCGCTCACAGGGACTTGGGCGGCAGCACCGCCGCGTGGGCTCTTGTCGCCGGGTCTGCGCACGCTGAAGGCGTCGTCGCCGTACTCGTGGATGCAGAAGCCGGTGAAGACGCGGGTCACCGCCCGCCCGGTCTCCGTGTCGCCGTCGACGACGATCACGCGGCGGTCGCGGTCGATGGCGTAGCCCGCATCCAGGCGAACGGCGGCCTCGCCCTGCAGGCACCCGACGGCCAGGATGGACAGAGCGAGGGTCTGCTCGACCTCGTCGATGTCGACGCGGTGCACGAACTCGAATCGGTAGACAGTGCGGGGCGTGGTGTTCATGGTGATCTCCGAGGGCGGCAAGGAACGCGGTGCTGCCATAGAGCACCTAACCCGTCGCGGGGCGTGTTCACGAGAAATACTGATCAACATCTGATTTCTCGAAGCGATCGCGCACGCTGTTAACCGCGTACTCCAGCGTGGAGCGCGGAGTGCGGAGCTGGCGCGCCGCCTCGCTCACTGACTCGCGGAGCAGCTGATCGCACACGCTGCGCTTCACGGCGTCGAGCTTGCCGATGACAGTCTCGACGTCCATGCGGATGCACAGGACGCGGAGATCGTCGGCGGGGTCGATCGCGTCGCTGCCGTCGGCGCTGACGGTCGGGCCCTGCACCCGCTTGGCCCGCTTGGCGTCGCGGAGCATCTTGCAGAGCTTGGCGCGGACGACGCTCTCAACGAACGCCTCGGCGTTGCCGCGATTGGGATCAAAGCCGGGCCAGCGGACGACCACTTCCAGGAGGAGGTCCTGCTCCAGGTCCTGCTGGCTGCTGGTCGCGGCGTCGCGGATGACGCGGAGGAGTTGCTTGGCCTTGATGCGAACGAGGGTCTTGGCGAACTGGAGGGTGGATGGGTCAATAGCGCGAGTCGACATGGGCTGGACCTTCCTGGCATTGCCAGAAGGCCCCGGGGAGCGACAGGTCCGGCGAAGAGCTCACCGGGGCGGGAATGGCGTGGAATGCGGGCCTGTCGTCCTCGACTGGCGACTTGTCGATGACGGCACGAGATTCAGGTCTGGTGACCCGTTCCAAAGCGAAGCAACCCGCTGAAAAGCAGCGGGTTGCGCGTTCGTGAGAAGCAGAAAGAATCTTGAGAAAACCACCCCAGCCTCATCGACATGTCGATGGCGTCAGTGGTCGGTCTCGGGGCGGAACAGCGTCGCCCAGCCTTTGCCTTCGATCCGGATCGGGTCGCCTGAGATGCCGAAGAAGGCCTGGAGCTTCTCGGCGAGCCGCTCGCGGCGCTTCTGGTTCTTGGGAGACGCCTCCGGGCTCCGCCAATCCAAGGTTCCCCGCCCCTTGGCGAACGCGTAGAGCAAGGCCCACTGGACGTCGGGCTTGCGGGTTCTGGCCACGCCCATACCCATCGAGGCGAAATCAAAGACCCCGGTTTGAGCCTTGACGGTTACGGACACCGTGTGCGCATCGGTGAACCGGATCCGCACGTCCGACCACCGCGCCCCCGCGGGCGTTGCGAACCTCGGCGATTCGGAACGCACGGCGGCAACCTTGACGTGGCGGGCGGTAAATCCGCCAAGCGAGTCCGCGAGCGATTGCTTGGGCTCGAACACTCCCTCGCCTTGCCACGAGAGCGTCTCGGCGAGCGTGATCCACGCCGACGACCGTCCCTCCACCACGCGGTTGAGCTCTTCGCTTGCGCCGGCCCGCGTAGGCGTGACAAGCACAAACGGCCGCTGCGAGAGCGCCGAGATGTGACCGGCGCTGCGGAGCAGCGTCTGCGCGTCCCGGGTTGTCGCGAGATACACCGGGAACCGCTCGCCCTCGACGGGCACGTAGTCGCCCAGCCACCACAGGCGGTTGCCCATGCCGACCGACGAGGGAGTGCCCGCGAGGCCCAGCGCCGCCGCCACGCCCCGGAAGAGCGTGTCCGCATCGAGCTGCCACAGCACGATGTCGTCGCGCCGAATCGGCGCGGATTCGCACGTCTCGGGATCGACCGCGACGATGTCGTCCTCGTCGTGGACCACCACCTGGCGGCCCTCGATCGTGCCGGGCCACGGCACCGACATGGCGAGTTCCTCCATTGGCCGCAACAACGGCTGGAGGAACTGCAACTCGTCACCCATGTGCTCGCGCCAGACCGACCGCACGCCGGCCCAGCCCTGCACCCGCTCAAGCGACTGCCACAAGCGCATGGCCGCCTCCGTTCACAAAGCCTCCGCCGCGCAGGAACGCCTCGATGAGATCGGCGTCGGTGTCGCGTGTGTACGTCGCCTTGTTGCCGTGCCGGATAGTGACCGGCCTGGGCTTGCGGCCGTCGGTGAACCGCACCTCGAACGTTGCGGCGCTGAGCAGCGCATCGTCCGGAATCGACTCGCGGGCGTGCTCGAACGCCAGCAGCACGTCGTCGGCCTTCTCCACCTTGCGGCGGTGGAACGGGCCGCCCACGTACATCGTGAGCTCGACCAGCCGCACCGACGCCAGGCCCGTGATGTGCGCGCAGACCAGGCTGCCCCGGCCACGCGCCCGCAGCGGCTCCAGGTCGTAGCGGTCGGGATCGGCGGGGAACATGTCGCCGCGGCCGAAGATGTGCTGGCCGATGAGCTGACGGTACGCGGCGCACTCGCCCTTCGTCCCCGCGTTGATGCGCAGCTCCCACGTCCGACGGTCGAAGACGATCAGCCCGTGGGCCATCGGCCGGTAGCGAACGCACCCGGGCTTGCCTTCGTCAAGGCTTCCCTCGCGGCGATACGGGCCGCCGTGACGCACGAGGAAACGCACTTCGTCGCCGTGGTCGAAGAAGAGCACCCGCGCCCCCGGACCGCGGCGGTGGGCCGCGTACCACGCGACGACGCCCGCCTCCAGCGCCGCCAGACGATCCGGCCCCGGCGTTGCCCACGCGAGCGTCGCGCCGCGCGCGGGGACGAATGTCTCAAACGAGCGCCGGCGCGAGACGGAGATCTCGGTGTGGCAGCGCCGCACCAGGTCGGGGTTCTCGACCCAGACCCGCGCCGCGATGTCCGCCGGCGAGAGGTGGTCGAGCGGCAGCGCGAGCCCGGCTGCCTGCGCGGCGGCCAGCAGCGACTCCATGCCCAGCGGCGTGGCCATCTCGTGCAGGTGCCAGAGGGCGTCGACCAGCTCGACCGGGAGCCCGCCGACGTTGGTCAGCAAGGCGATCTCGACGCGCTCGATGTCGAGGTGCGCCGGTTCGGTCGGCAGCATGACGCCGCTCGCGGCAAGGAACGCGGCGTGCGGCCGCATGAAGTCGATCAGGACGGCGGGGTCGACTTCCCGCAGCGCGTACGCGCTTGTGAACCGACGGAACGAAAGGCTGCTCATAACACCGGGCCTCCGCCTACGAGAATGCCCCGGATTCCACACGGGGCGGTTGAGCCGAGTGTAGCCCTAACAACATGAGCGGAAAAGGTATTTGTCAGGGTCCGACAGGTTTACCTCATGTGGTCCACAAAACGCCTGATTTACAGCACTTTCGCCACTCTTGACCGGGTGGCAACAACCCCGCATGGGGGTGGCGGCGGGACCGCTTCTTCCCGCTTGATGAGCGTCCGCCAGAGCCGCCGCTGGGAGGCCCATTCCGTGTGCCGGGTGATCGGCCGCAGGTGCCGCTCGGTGACCGCGTCCTTGCCCGCGTTGGCCGGCTCGAGGAACAGCAATTCCTCCTGAATGTCCGGAGCGAGGTTCGTCAGGTCCATGATCTGGCTCAGCCGCCCGCGCGTGACGTACCCGAGCCGCGCTATCTGGGCGAAGTCCTTCACCTGCCCGCAGCGCACCAGCCCGTCGAACCGAATCGCCAGCGCCATCAGCCTGGCGACGCGGGGGACGCGCGCCGGCCCGGGCGGCGGCAACGCCGGTGCGGCCCCGACGCGCGCCTGCCGATTGCCGGTGCGGCCGTTGTCGAACTGAACCTTGTACGTGGCGCGGTCGGCATGGCTCATGGCGCGTTCTCCTCGGCGAGGCGGGACATCTCGGGGTGGAAGACCAGCGTGACCTCGCCGGCCTTGCCGTCGAACTCGACGCTCTTGATGACAGATCGGAGAAGGTCGGTCCGCTCGCGCGTGTTGAGCTGGTCCCACAGCGGCCGGAACTCGGCGAAGGCGGCGTCGACCTCGTCGCGGCGGAGTTCATCGCGGGCCGCCTCCTCGATCTCGCCCTCGAGGTCGCGGACCTGCTCGGCGATCTGGCGCTGGCGCTCGGCTAGGGCCGCGAGGCGGTCGGCGTCGCTCGCGGCACCCGCGCGACGCTCGTCGCTGGCCAACCACCGCAGTTCGCGCTCCAGCGTCGTCTTGCGGTCCTTGAGCTGCGCCATGACCTCGCGGGACTCGGCCCGGGCACGATCCAGGATCATGCTCACCAGTTCGCGGTCGCGGCCGAGCGCCTGGAGACGGTCGACCACGAAGGACTCGATCTGTTCCGCCGGCACAGATTTGGACGGGCACGCGTGGTAGCCGCTGCTCTGGGCGACGTGGCAGACGTAGTAGCGGTAGGTCCGCTTGCCCGACTTGGTCGTGAACGTGTGCGCCATCGGCTTGTCGCAGTTGCAGCAGCGAACAAGCCCCTTGAGCAGGCCGCTGTGAACGTTGCGGACATCGCTGCCCTTGTCGCGGCCGTTGGCCTCCAGGATCGCGGCCGCCCGCTTCCACAGCGCCGGATCGATGATGGACTCCTGCTCGCCGTCGTAGATTTGGTCGTGATGCTGCACCTTGCCCAGGTACGACACGCTGGTGAGGATGCGGTGAACGTAGGGGTTGGTGAGCGGGAGCCCGCCGACGCACTTGCCGTCCTTCTGCGTCCAGCCCTTGGTGATCCATCCCCGCCGCACCGCCTCCAGCGTGGTCTGGCGCACCGAGCGGGTGTCGACGTAGATCGCGAAGATCTCGCGCACGCGGAACGCCTCGTCGCGGTTGACGACGAGCTTGCCGGCCACCAGGTCGTAGCCCAGGATCGGCTTGCCGCCGAACCACTTGCCCTTCTTGCGCGTGGCCGCGATCTTGTCGCGGGTGCGCTCGGAGATGATCTCCCGCTCGAACTGCGCGAACGAGAGCAGGATGTTCAGCGTGAGCCGCCCCATCGACTGCGTGGTGTTGAACTGCTGCGTGACCGAGACGAACGAGATCTTCTTGCGGTCGAAGACCTCCATCATGCGG